CGATGTGATGGAGCAGCAGAACCCCGGTAGTGGTTATGCGTCTCTGGTGAGCCTTTACAGCCACAATAACGGCTTGGTTATCCCAGCACTACAGGCACGCTTCACAGCAGGTCTACAGACCGCTGACAAGATGGAGTGGACGCCTGAGTTTGACGTTAACGTGTCGAAGCCTTTCTCCGACATGATTTCCAAACCGGGCGGTATCCATGCTGCCGTCGCGTACTTCGGTGCCGACAACTACAAGAAACTCAACAGCTACATGGCTGCGATGAATGCGGGTGTGCCACAACCGCTGGCCTATCATGAGGCATTCGTTGAGCCACAGCGTCTCGGCAAGGCAAGCGGCCTGACCAAGCAAGACCACTCTGCACTCCAGAGTGAGTTGAGCCAAGTCTGGTTCTCGTCCTTCTTCCGGGACAACCGTTCCCCATCTGCCAACCAGACCATTATGCGTGCTGCGTCCGGCTACCTCGCTGACCTGAAAGAGAACTCTCGTTACCTCGACGACGACGAGCGGGTTAAGCAGGCGGTAAACCTCGCGCTGCATGATGGCAACGTAGCCGTCTACGGCTCGTGGGCGTGGGACAGGGACAAGACTGCCAAGCCTCTCCATGAGCAGGCCGGGCTGTCCTCTGACCAACTCTACGGTGTCCTTGGCACCACAATGGGTACGATGAAGCAGTTCGCTGGCCTCAACTACGAGAACGCCAGCTTCATTGAACGTACCGATAACAACGGTCGCTCCACCCTCATGGCCTACGTGCCAGACGGGAAAGGCTCCTTCCGTGTGGGGTTAATCTCCCTGTCCGACATCCAGAACACCGCCCGTGCTATCCGTGAAGAACAGAAAGCCGAGCGTAGTGCAACCCAGACCCAACTCAACCAAGGCTTGTTCCGCACCAATCAGGGCACGCCAGCCATTGAGTACGGTCAGAAGCAATAACCTATAGGAACCCCCGATGGACTACACCGAACTTCGTGGTAAAACCTCCGATGAAATCTTTGACGCCGTGGCGCAGGATACGGGGGTTCCTACCCAATTACTGAAGAACATGTGGCAGGTAGAGTCTGGCTCCGGCCAGAACACTGGCCCCTCACGAAATTCGAAAGGTGAGGTGGTCGGTGCTACCGGGCACATGCAAATCATGCCTAAGCAGTTACGGGTTATGCGCCAGACCTACGGCGAAGACCTCGACCCCCAGAACTTGGCAGACTCCGTGTTTATGGCCGGAAAGATGCTCAAGGAGAATATTCAGCATTTCGGGAACATCCCGGATGCTGTGTCAGCGTATAACGGAGGCTGGGATAAATCCCGGTGGGACAATGAAGAAACCAGAAACTACACCCCGCGAGTCCTCGCAGGAACCAGCATCACCGCAGCCGACGTACCAGAACCCTTTACAACGAGCCGCAGCGACCTTGATTCGAAGGTCATGGCAAACGCTCAATCCGTTCAAGCGAAGCCGAAGCTGAATGATGTGGAGAAGAACGCTGTCGAGCAGATGATGCTACAGCGTCAACTCCAAGGCGATAACCCGGACGAAATCGTGTCCGATGCTGTCCAGTTACAGCAGAACCCTGAAGCCGCTTTCGGATTGGCATCTCAAATCTCTGTAGCCCCTTTACAGGTGAATTACGACAACGCCAATGCAATCGTCCAAGAAGACGCTGCAACCGATGTACGGACTCAGGAGAGAATCGACAACCGTACCTTTGGCGAGGAGGCGAGTGCAGCGTTCAATCAGTTCGCGTTGACCACTAACCTCTACGACGCCATCGCCAACTACTCCGCAGAGCGTGCAGACCAGCTTTCCAAAGTTGACCTGAACTGGCAGCGCGAGTACGAGGCCAACCGCCCGGCACTCATCAAGGGACTGTCACCTGCTGCCGTGGCTGATATGGACAAAGCCATCAACGCCGCTGAAGCCGCTGATATTGTGGCTCAGGACAAACGCGACCAAGTTAACCAGCAAATCCTGAATGACTCCGGGCACCCAATCCTTTGGGGGCTGACTGCGGGTATTCTCGACCCTGCTGGCTGGGCTGTAGGCGGCGGCGTTATGAAGGGCTTCCAAGTCGGCAAGGGCATGAGTACAGCCATGCGTGTCTCGAAGATTGCGGCTGGGAACGCCGCTGGTAACGTGGCAATCACCGGGGCAATGGATGCCCTCGGCCACCGAATGACTGCGGAGGATTATATCCATGCCGGGGCTTTTGGTCTGGCTACTGGTGCTACTCTTGGAGTGCTGTCTCGTGGTGACGTTGACGCTCTGGCTGGCGTATCACGCGACATGCACGAAGCGGCTGTTGACCGCACTGAGTCGTTTGTACGCCGGGCTGCGGCAGAGATGGGCGAGAATGCAGACCCCAACGAAGTAGCCAAGCGTGCAGCCCAGATGTCGCAGGACGACGTGATGGCCACTGCCGACAACGTGTTCACTGCGCCAACTGCTGAGGGCAAGGTCTTCAAGCCTGCCGAACTCGACCCGGTTGAGACTGGCCGTATCGCAGAGCAGCAAGGTCTGGACACCGTTACTGACGAAGACCGCCTATCGTCCATCAACTCACTGTACAAGTCGGCTGAAGAGTTTCTGTCGACGAACAAGAATGTTATCCGCGATGCAGCGATTCAGGCCGAGAAGACTCGACCAATCTCTGACACGCTGGGCTGGCGTTCCGCAGGCAACGAGTTGCTGACCGACGACAACCCGCTGGCGAAGACTCTGGGTATGGCTGTGGCCGAAGATGCGTCCGGCTTATCCGGCTGGCGTGGTATCACCGTGGCTATCAAGTCCAAGCTGCTGAACAACTACCTGAAGCACAACATTGAGCGTGGCCTGCATGAGAACTTCACTGGCTGGCTCAAGGAGCAGGGCGTAGGCCGTGTCAAAGGCGCACTGGAAACGTATACGACTGGCAAATACGCCAACTCGTTCTACGTGCAGGTGGCGAAGGAGATGCGTAACCGTGCCGACCCTAACTTCAAATCCGCTGCTCCACTGTCTGTTCAGCGTGCTGCTGACGTGCTGGAGCGCGGGTTCCAAGAGATGGGTGACATCCAGCGTACAGCTAAGACCCTCGGCCATGAACTCATCCCAGAGTCCAGCCGTGGTTATTTGCCGCAGCACCTCAACGGTAAGGCTTTCTTGGCTCTGTCCAAGCAGGAGCGCCGTCAGGTGCAGCAGGAGTTCGAACGGCAGGCCAGAGTTGACTTTGGCTGGGATGCAGAGTTCGCACGTAAGAAAGTGGCGGAGTACATCAACCGCGCTGAAGACAACGCAACCGGAGTAGGCTCCATGTTCCCCGGCGCACCTCGTGACCTCATGAGCGTGCTGCTGAAGGATTTGGACGACCCGAACCTGACCGTTGCTCAGTACAAGCAGGTTATGGAACGCCTCAAGGCTGGTGCGGCCAAGCACACCCGCAGTCGTTTGGATTGGGACTTAAACGCCTCAATCACCCGTGATGATGGCTCAGTCCTGCCGCTGTCCGAACTGTACGACAACAACATCCTCTCGCTCTACAACGGGTACGCTAACCGTGTGGCCGGGGACGTTGCATTCGCGCACGTTGGGATTTACGGCGACCGCGACATCCGGCTGATTACCGAGGCTCTGCAAAGGAGCCAAGTAGGTGACTCGTCGCGTACCATCCCGGCTTGGCAACAGGTCGTCAACGAAGTCTACATGCGTCCCACTGCGGTTGACGCTGGTGGTAATCTTTCCACTGCTGCTCGTTTTATTCGGCAATATACTGGCGTCCGTCTTCTTGGTGGCGTAGGTTTCGCTCAGATGGCGGAACTGTCCAACTCCGTGGCTCACCTCGGCGTTGTCCATACCCTCAACATGGCTTCACGCATTCCGAAGGTCTTTCGTGACCTGAAGACGCTCAAGGCTGGCGAGGTGCCGGAGAACCCGATTCTGGAAACTCTGGACATGGTGGCGGGTTCGCCGCTGGGTGCCGAGCAGTTCCAGATGGTTATGCCGCAGGTGATTGACGAGGGCTTGTCCATCGTCGACCAGCGTTCCTTCAACAACGTCATGCGTGTCATGGGCGGTGCTCAACTCATCCACAACAAGTTCTCCTTCATGCGTGCTGTATCCGCAATGGAGCAACGTCTGGTGAGCGAAGAGATTGTCCGTAAAGCGTTCCGGTTCATGAAGACCGGGCAGGAGGACGTGGCTCTGAAAGAGATGGGGTTCACCCCGGAACTTCAGGCCAAGCTCAAGGCTGAGTTCGACACCATCGCACAGTTCGACGACCGTGGCTACTTGCAGGCGCTGAACGTCATGCAGATGAAGGACAAGGACGCACTGATGGAGTTCATGACTGCGGTTCGCCGTGGTACAGGCCAAATCATTCAGGAGACGTTCCCCGGTGAAACAGGTAAGTGGATGCGGTCGGAAATCGGCCAATTGCTCATGCAGTTCCGCAAATTCCCCTCTGTCGCTATTGAGAAGCAGATGTACCGCCAGTTTAAGAAGTTCGGGTTTACTCGTGCTCTCGGTGGGGTTGTCGCTTCAATGGGGATTGGTACTCTGCTGTATTATGGTCGTGCAGGGCTTGCTGCGTCTCTCTTAGGCGAGAGCGAGCGGAAGGACTTCTTGGAGAAACGACTCTCCCCTGCTGCGGTTGCCAACGGCGCGATGATGTACGTATCGGCCCTCGGTATGACCAACGACTTCTTGCAGCTTGGTACTGGCGTAGGGAACCTTGTGGACGACAGCTTGGACTTAGGCTGGTCGAACAGCCGTGGCGTGCAGTCTCAGGGTATCGGCGGAGTAATCCCGTCTCTGGGTACGCTGGGCGATGTCTACAACTACACGCAGGCTCCGTCAGGCAAGGCGGCGCTGAAGCTGCTGCCATTCTCAAACCTGCCAATGGTGCTTCCGGCCATCAACGCGCTGAAGCATAACGAAGACGATAATTAAGGGGCTTCGGCCCCTTTGGAGTTTTAATGCCCGTAACTTTCTATGCCACGAATAACTTCACGGGGAACGGTACTACTACGACGTGGAACATCAACTTCGCAGACGGCTACCTGTCCACCGCTGACGTTAAGGCGCGTTACGTGGATAACACGGGTGCGTTCGTCGATATCGCCATCACCTCGGTGGTAGGCAACGTCGTAACCATCTCCCCGGCACAACCAGCGGGGCGCGTGTTCTCCATCTACCGTGACACCCAAAAATCCCAGCCGCTGGTCGACTTTGCTGACGGCGCTATCCTCAACGAAACCAACCTCGACGTGCTGGCTACTCAGGCCGTCATGGTGGCTGCTGAAGCATCCGACCTTGCTAACGGTCTGGTAGGCGTATCCTATGGTGCTCAGGCTGATGCCGACGCTGCACTCGCTGCATCCTCTTCTGCGGCTGCTTCGGCTGCTGCTGCTCAGGTATCCGCTGCTGCTGCTCAATCGGCTGCAACGGCTGCACAGACTTCAGCAGGCAACGCTGTGGCTACGGCCAACACAGCGAACTCAAACGCCAGCGCTGCCGTATCGACGGCGAACACGGCGAACACAAACGCCTCTACCGCGCTGACCACGGCCAACAATGCTTCTACCACAGCTAACACCGCGCTGACCACGGCTAACTCAGCCAACAGCACTGCGGGTACTGCTCTGTCAACTGCCAACACCGCATCCACCAATGCGAGCAACGCAGTGACTACCGCTAACTCGGCCAACTCAACGGCCAGCACAGCGAACACCAACGCAACCAACGCAGTGAGCACCGCCAACAACGCCCTGTCCGTTGCGAACGGTATCGACGCAAAGGCCACGACTGCGCTGAATAACTCGAACAACGCCGTTACCACCGCCAACGCTGCGGCGGCTACTGCAAACGCGATTGACGGTAAAGCACAGACCGCGCTGGATAACTCCAACTCCGCTGTGACTACTGCTAACGCTGCCAGCACCACTGCGAACAACGCTGCTGCTGCTGTGGCAGGTAAGGCTGACTTGGCCTCTCCGGTATTCACTGGCGACCCTAAAGCCCCTACCCCGGCCACCTCTGACAACGATACGTCCATTGCGACCACTGCATTTGTCAAGGCTGCGATTGCCGCTAACCCGTCCGGGTTTAGTTCCATCGTGCAGAAAACCTTTGTGACTAGCCAATCTTACACCCTCGGTGCCAACGTCAAGTTCCTGTTAGTTGATGTGATTGGTGCAGGTGGCGGTGCAGGTGGTCAGGCATCTTCTGCGCCTGCGGCTGGCAGCATTAAGGTGATGCCTCCGGGTTCCCGTGGGGCACACATCCGCGTGCTGATTGATTTGGTGGCTGCTGGTCTTGTAGGTAGCACTGTCTCTATTACTGTATCCGCTGGTGGCGGCGGTACTACAGGTACAGGTTCCACTGGTGGCAGCACCCTTGTGAGTATTGGCGCTAAGTCAATCTCAGCGGGTGGTGGTGCTGGTGGTAACGGCGGCGGCTTCATGACGCTGAGTTCTTTCCCGGCTCAGTTCTCATTCACTAACGCCCAGCCTAGCTTCAGCATCAACGGCTTCACTGCCGGAACATACTCCGTGTTGCCGGACTTGTGGGATAACCGTGCAGGTAGCGTCGCAGGTATCTGGTTAGCTGCGGCACAGACAGACTCTGCGGTACTTGACACGCAGGGGCTTTCAACTGAGTACGGTAACGCCGCCATTAAGACCGTAATCTCCAACCAGCCAGTAGGCGCTGGTTACGGGTACGGTGGGTGTTTGGTGGCGCAGAACTCCTCGTTTCCTACCGTCACTGGTGGCTCTGGTGGCGCTGGGGCTGCGTTCATTACGGAGTATAGTTAATGGCTGAACCTAAAGACTATGCCATGATTGACCGCACCACGCACGCTGTGGTGAACGTAATTGTCTGGGATGGCGAGGCTGATATCTCGTTCATCACAGACTTCTACGACCTGATTTGCATGACTGACCGAAGTGACGTTGCCTACATTGGCGGTTACTACGACCCGGTTACTGACACTTTCTCAATCCCGGAATAGACCATGACTGACTTCGAAGACGAGGATGAACCACGTCTCGACGAGTCGGAAGGGAAGGACGGCGGCTTATTCGAGCCGCTTGTCACCATCCCAGACCAGACGGCTTCCCGCAACCAACTGGCCGAACTGCACCAGCTTATCTGCTTGGCGCTGTCGGCTCGTATCCGGGCAGGCATCTGGTCGTCCGGCGACATCGCGGCTGCAACCAAATTCCTCAAGGACAACAACGTCACTGCTGACGTCGGGGACAACGAGGCGCTTCAGCGTCTGCGTGACTCTCTGGAGAACAAGCAGAAAGCTCGTCGTGACGCTGCCAAGGGCAGAGCACTGACGCCTGATGAACTGGCGGAAATCGCCATGAAGGAACTCAATAACGACGTATGGCACTAAGAGAATCAGCAGAAGCTCATACAAGGCGATTGCAGGAACTGGATATGCTGCAACAGGCATACCCTACCTTCCTGCCGTTCCTGATTGACTTCATGGTGATGCTCGGCTTCTTTGTCACCCCGGTGCAGAAGCTCATTGCTCAGTTCCTTGAGTATGGGCCTCTGTACCGCATGGTGCAGGCCCAGCGTGGTCAGGCGAAGACGACCATCACAGCGGCATACGCTATCTGGCGATTAATCCACGACCCGAACTTGGCCGTGCTGATTATCTCGGCGGGTGGTAAACAGGCCAACGAAATCTCGACCCTCATCGTGCGTGCTTTCCAGACGTGGGATGTGCTGGAGTGTATGCGCCCAGACGCTTCAATGGGCGACCGTATCTCCGTCGAGGCGTTCGACGTTCACTACAACCTGAAGCGACTGAACAAATCCCCATCGGTTGCCTGTACGGGTATCACAGGTAACTTGCAGGGTAAACGTGCCGGGCTACTGATTGCCGACGACGTTGAATCAGCGAAGAACTCGCTGACTGCGGTGATGCGTGAGCAACTGCTCAACCTGACCCGTGACTTTACCTCCATCTGCTCCACTGGCGACATCATCTACCTCGGCACCCCGCAGACCACTGAGTCCATCTACAACTCGCTGCCCGGTCGTGGTTTCACCGTCCGTATCTGGCCCGGTCGATTCCCGAACGCAGAACAGCTTGAGGCGTATGGCGACCAGCTATGTCCGGTGTTCCGCAAGAAGATGGAGTCCCGCCCTGACCTCTGTACTGGCTATGGCCCGGACGGTAAGCAGGGTGCTCCGGTTGACCCGGTGATTCTGGGTGAAGAGTTCCTGAACAAGAAAGAGATTGACCAAGGCACTGCGTACTTCCAGCTTCAGCACATGCTGCAAACCCGTCTTATGGACGCGATGTGTAAGCCGCTGCACGCTGAGAAGCTGGTGCTGGCTCAACTCCCTCCTCGTGACGGAATGTTCCCTCTGACCATCACCAGAGAAATCTCTACAGGAGCCTACAAGCGTCTGGCCATCCACCAGAAGCCACTTGTGTTCGGCGTCCCCGGAAGCGTCTCCAAAGAGGTTGCAGCGCTTCAGGGAGTGTGTTTCTACATCGACCCTGCGGGTGGTGGTAAGAACGCTGACGAAACCGGATTCGCGTGTACCGGATTCCTGAACTCCAACGTGTTCCTGCTGGATTGGGGTGGCGTTGCCGGGGGCTATGCTCCTGAGACGATGCAGGCTCTGGCCCAGCGCGTGTTCAACATGCGACCGAACGTTGTCAAAATCGAAAAGAACTTCGGTTATGGTGCGTTCCGTGAAGTGTGGCTCCCGTATCTGTGGGCCGTATACGACAAGGCTGGCGTACCACGTCCGGGTGTTGAGGACGACATGGTTCACGGCCAGAAGGAGAAACGCATCATCGACACTCTGGAACCCGTCATGGGACGTGGCTCCCTGATTGTGGATGAGCGACTGGTCAAGGAAGATGAAGACCAGACCATGCGTTACGTCATTCAGATGCGCGTAACGTATTCCGGCTTCCTACAGATGGTTAACGTATCCTACGACAAAGACTCCCTCGCTCATGACGACCGACTGGATGCTCTTGAGGGTGCGGTACGCCACTGGCAGGATTGGCTGGCGAAGAACCAACAGCGTGCCATTGAGATTCAACGTAAGCGTGAATTTGAAGAATGGCAGAAAGACCCTATGATGAAGACCCGGTGCCAGTCGTTGGCCGAGTTCAACGCTCGTAAGGGTAAAACCATGTTTGATAAGCGGAGACGCTAATGACTATTGCTGCACAACTTCCGAAGACTATTCTCGACATTCGTGGCGACCGCCTCCGTTTTGAACTGGCGAATGCTCTCAACGAGTGCGAGGCTCAGTACCGTCGTGGTAAGACCGACAAAACCACCTCACTGGCTGCTCTGCTGTCTGCTGTTCAGACCAAGCTGTCCGGTATGGCGACTGTTGGCTCTGTGACCATTGCGGCCATTTCCACTGACGACAAGATTACCGATGCTGAAGCTGCATCCCCGGTAACTGTGGCCATCACCTTCACCAACGTAGCGAACGGCGTGCAGCCGACCGTGCTGGTGGATGGTTCCGTGCTGGCTGGCGTTACCATCGGCACCGTGTCTGCTGGCGCTGCTACAGTGACCATGACCGCTGCTGCCGCTGCTGCACTGGCGAAGACCTCTCACGTCCTGACTGTGAGCGTGGTTGACTCCGCTGCACTGCTCCGTACCGCGACCCGTACCTTCACTCGCGCTACCTCCTAATCCAACGGCCAAGGACGGCCATCTGAGGACAGATTATGAAGATTGATGATATCCGCTCGCCGGGCATGGTGCCTAACTCCCACCGTCTGCGTCAGGAAACAATCAAAGCCATCTCCTTCTGTGAGATGCTCAAAAGCTCTGAGAAAGCCGTAGAGCTAATCGCCTACTTCCGTGAGGCCATCGCATACCTTGACCGAGAAGTCGTCTCCAAAGACCTCCCAGAGTTCGGAGAGCGTATCGTCGACACTTCTGCAATCTCCCCGTTCGACGACCTGACGGATGATGTGCTTCCGAAGTCTGAGGATGCCCCTGAGTCTCTGGAGACTATCGACGAAATCCCCGACCACCTTTTCCCGGTGAAGCCGGAGTTCGTTCCTATCAATAAGCGGAGCAAGAAGAAGTGACCGTAAACGACATCATTCAGGACATCATCCGTACTGAGGGTGGCTATGTCGACCACCCCAACGACCCCGGTGGCAAGACGAAGTACGGTATCACCGAGAAGGTTGCCAGAGCCAACGGGTACAAGGGCGACATGAAAGACCTGCCGATGGACTTCGCCCACAGCCTGTACTTCAAGAAGTACGTGGTCGAGCCAAACTTCAACGCTATCACTCCACCTGCTCTGCTGGCTGAAGTCGTGGACACAGGCGTCAACATGGGGCCAACCACAGCAGCTAAATTCCTCCAGCGTGCCCTGAACGCCGTCGCAGGCTCTGGCCTTGTGGTAGACGGGGATTTCGGCAAACGCAGCCAGCAGGCTCTCACAGAGTATCTACAGACCCGAAAGGGCGGCGACGTTATCCTGACCAAAGCAGTCAACTGCCTACAGGGTGCTCGCTACATCGAGTTGGTTGAATCCAACGTCAAGAACCGCTCGTTCATCAACGGGTGGATTGCAAACCGCACATAGAGGTCATATGGACAAATTCAAAGCATTCCTTTCTTCTGCATGGGGCGTAACCAAGAAGGTCGCAGTACCAGTCCTTCGCGGTGTCGCCGTGGTATTCCTTGGCCGCAAAGTTGGCCGGATTGCAGACCAAGCCGCTGACGTGGCCGAAGTCGTAATCAAGGCGTCCGAGAAGGACAAGGAGTAAGCATGGTGGAAGGAACAGGGGGCTACGGCTCCCTATTCACCACGCTCCTAACCGGGGCAGTGGCGGCACAAACTTCCTATCAGGTATCGCGTATCGTAGACCATGACTCTCTGCTTCTCGTGGGGATTCTGTTCGTTATCGGTGTAGTCGTCGGCCTCGGACATGCCCTGTCCAGTCGCACGCCCCTCCCGGTACGCCGAATCGTTGGCAAGGTGCTTCTCTCAACTGGCGTGTCTGTAACCGCAGCCGCCGTGTACTTCTACAAACCTCAGACTGACCCGCTGGTGGTGATTGGACTTGGCTCACTACTGTCGGTGCTGGGTGCTGGTTTCCTTGACGAGTTGGTCAGGTCAAGAACAGGACTCAACAAAAATGGTAATGTCCCTTAAGAACTGGCTGAACCCGTCTGTCCCTGAATCAGCAAAGGGCAACAACGGGAACCTCCAGATTACCTCAGCAGAGATTGCCGCCCCGCAGGTTACTGCATGGGTGGCTGTCTCCGCCGTCACCACAGTCAACGGGCCGAGCATCGACTTGGGTGCTCGCTCCGGCCTCGCGGAACGTATAGGCATTCTGGCACAGTGGGTGCCTACCGTTCCCGGCACCACACCTGTCGGCGTCACTATCGAGATTCAGTGGAGTCCTGACGGGACGAACTGGTACGTCTGCCCTACCTCAGCGCAGGGTGACAACCGCAGTTCGACCTCAACCTCCACAGGAACCGACCGGACGCTGATTAGCCGTGGTCAGTGTCTGGCCCGTTATCTCCGCTGGTCTATCACAACCCCGGCTGCTGGATTGCCTGCGGGTAGTGTGTACCTCTGGAGAACACGTATTTAGGAGTTGGCATGGCCCAAGGAGGGGCATTCCTGAAAATTGGATTAGATTTGCGAGGGGGCAGTCCAACACAAATGTCGCGCGGTTTCCCCCATAGGCCCGGCTGAGGTGGCGGGGTGATGGCACGGTCATTGCATCGTGCGTTCTGGCCGGGGTGCCAATCGGCCTGCAAGCCGCGCCAATAGGGGTTTTGGCATATATACCTTTAATAGTGGTAACGTGAATATGTGAGCGGGGCAAGCGTGCCCTATCTATCTTTTTCGGTCGCTCTCTCTCGCGTTGCTCTCTCGCTCTCTCGGATATGTGAGCTACATCACGCTATCGTATAGGCTAGGGCTTGCGGGTGGATTGCTGCATCGCTGGCGCTATGCTGTGCAATAGGCGCTACACAAACCGGGTTACTATGCTATACTACCTGCTGTAGTGCTGTATGGTTTGCTCTTTAACAATGGGGGATGTGATGGCTAGACCGATTAAGAGCTATCGTCGGATGTTCTGTGAGGGGATGGAATTACCTATCTCTTACAAGATACCGGATGATTGTCTTGATTGGCTCTCTGACTATCTGGCGGTTGACCATGTTTATTACGATGCCATAGCCCGGCCCGTTGACGTATTGACGGTGTGGTCATGGTGTGAGTGGGATGCCGGGACGATAGCGCGTAGGCTGTGCATATCACGCCGCTATGCTAACGATATGGCTCAACATGCGAGAGCTTTCGATAAGCATATCTGTGCGTATTATGCGGAGCTTGCCACTCATGCGCCTGTCGTGGACGTGTCGCATATGGATGCGGTGGAGGTGAATCGCCACGGCTTAAACCTGAATAAGCTGGCGCGGCTCAATCGTATCTGGCGTGAGTATGCGGATGATGCCGGGGATATGCTCTGGCATATCGACAAAGCAAGGGTGAGAGAGTTAATCAAGCGTATAGGGTGAGGGAGTGGGCTATTGTGCCTGCTCCCTTTCTTTTTGCCTGCTGGATAATACCTGTATGAATATACATGGCGCTAAAACGCTCTCAAACGCGTTCTAAGCGATTTTGGCCTTTGGCTGTACATTGGTTCATCTTGATAGCCGTTCGTTGAATCTGGCGATTTTGCTGTATGGTTATACAGGGGATTCTGTGCTGGCTTTTGATAGGTGATAGCTATCGTGTCGTACAGGGTAGCCATGCACTCATTGGCTCGCTAAATGTTCGTGATGGGCGTGCCCTTCTCGCTCTCTGTAGGCTCTTTGTAGCGTGTCTATATAGGGAGGCTATGCGATTGGGTAGCTATTGGCTGTGATGGGCTGGAAAGAGGCGTGAGAGATTATTTTGCATCTTTACAAAAATATTCCTTGCACTCCCTGAATGGCGTGCTAGTATTTGAAGCGTAGGGCAAGCGATGGTAAACATCACTGAGAGTGACAGATAACAGATTCACTTGCCCCGGTAGTAAAAAGTTTTCAGATGTAGCTTGACAGATTCACAGCAGTATCCGATAGTAAAAGGGCAGTACAGATTGACGGTCGCCGCTAGTGCGAGTCACCACCAAAATGGTGGCGGGGCCGAAGGATAGCAGGGTAGGTTAGCAT